TGTTGGTGCACCTGATATAATAGTTGCTCTTGTTGCTGTTGCATTAGTAGCATTTGAATCCCATTCAAAACATTGTGCATCATGAATTAATGCAATTACTTTTGCACCAAAATTATCAATACTCCAGTGACCAGGATCAACTACAAAGTCCCCTGATGCTGCTTCACCCCACCCAATGTAATCAGATGTATTTGTAATTGTATCTCCTGCATTGTGAGTTGCAGCTGTTGTATTTCTTACACCTCTTGTAACACCTGATAAAACACCTGATGTAATACCAGTATAAGATATTTCTTCTGTTCCTATTTGAATATAGTTTGTACCTGATGTTGGAAATTGCGATGCATCTGTTAATTCAATACCTGTTGTTTGAACAGCGTTAATTGAATTTACTAAAGTAGTTGTTGCTTCACCGGATACTGTTCCACCCCATTGACCTAATCCATAACCAAATCCCGGTAACTGTTGAGCAGGTCCTACAGGATAATAATGCTGTACTCTTATTCCTCCAGATAAAGTTGCACCTGCACCTGTTTCAGCTGTAGGCATTGTAATAGTTAAAGTAGTAGCTGTTGGTATAGATGTAACCATAAATTTTTTATCATCAAAATCTGCTGCGGTATAATCTGATCCAGTGATTGCTGTAAAATTATCTAAAAGGATAATGTCATTTACATTTATTCCGTGATCTGTACTAAATGTAATTGTAACGGATGTTGAACCATTAACTGTGGTAAATGCATTTGTTAATGTAGTTGTAGTTTTAATTGGACTAATGTCATAAAATATACCACCTGTGTAAGCGTATAATATTCTATTGGTTCCTATGATTGCAAATTTAGTACCTGAATTATTAACGACATGATGCAAGGCTCTGGCTGCACCGGTTAATTTACTCTCACCTAACTGTGACCATCCACCTATCTTTTCAGGTGTACCATATCTAAAACGTACATTATCCCCACCAACCCATTGTCCTTCGGCTGTGGTTTCTGTAATCTGTTTATTGAACCCTGGTTGAAAACCTATCTTTTGTAGCATATGGCTCCATTATAATACTATTTTACAAATGATGGTAGACCTAACATAGGTCTTCCGTCAAATCTGTTTTTATCAGCAAATGGGCCATTCACATGATTATAGTGTAAAAATACTTGGCCGCAAATGTTCCCGTCAAAAGGCTCTCGCCAATGTTCGAGTTCACAGCCACTATATACTAACATATCGCCTACATCAAGCAATACCTTTGTGCCTGCTGGAGCGTCTGGTTTATGTATTTCTTTATATTCGTCAATAACTGAATTAGCTCCTGTACCATCTATAAATATTGGCCATGGATCACCGCCTAAGTTTAAGGTGCAAGATATCTCGCAACTAGGTCTATCTTTATGTCTTCTTAATTTATCTCCTCTTTTATAAGCTCTTGCATAAGAGTAGGTTGGAATTAAATCTAAATTAGTATGTTGTTTCATTACAGGTAACATTTTGACTAATAAGGTTTCCATTACAAAATCACCATAACAAGAAAAGGTATTAGGTATTTGTGTATCTCCCCAAGTTCCTAACATTGGAGATTGAGAGTGAATATTGTTTTTGTACATAAAATGTACAGCATCTCTTTTAAGTAAAAAGTAATTCAGTATAAAGTTAGACAACTCATAACTAGCTGCATTTTTAATGACTTGATATTTTTGTTGTTGAAATGTCATACAAACATACCTTTCTGTAAAAAATTAAAGGATACCGATATTCTAATTTCATTCGATTCATTAGGATCCACACAATGCATTAACCAAGATGGAAACATAATGAGTCTTCCATCTATAGGTTCATAATGAGTTTCTCTATAGAGTCTTGGTGGAAGTTGTCCTGGTTTTTGTTTTGGTCGTATCATAGAAGCTGAGGATCTTGGATCATCGACTTTTAAATGTCCAGAGTTCTTAGGTGCTTTTACATAATAGACACCAGACCATAATGAGTTTGGATGTTGATGAGCTCTATTCATTCCTCCAGGAGGATTTACATTTGCCCACATATTGCCTAAGAAAGGTTCACTTTCTAAATGCTCTTGATCGTAAATAGTTTTTTGAGCTTCATATAACATATCAACTAAATTTTTATATTCTGGTCTTAAATGCATATCAGTTGTTGAATGCCAACCTTTTACATTAGTTCTAGTTACACCTTTATCTTGATTCATCCAATTCATAATATCTCGTTCTAAATCTTTATTTAGAGTTGGATGTTTTATATCTGCAATATAAATCGGTGTTGGAAAATGAAGTTCTCTAAACATTATCTTAATGGTGTTCCTCCAAACCACATTACTAATGATTTTCTATTACCTTTAATAACTGGTTTTACTCTATGTCTTACAAACGATGCAAAGAAAACTATTTGACCTTGTTTCAATTTTGCAACTTTACCTTCTGACATAACTTCTAAATCTCCACCTTCAAATTCCGACTCAGGAGATAATAAACAAGTCATGGATATTTTTCTAACTGGGGGTTCGTGTGCACAGTTAATATCTGAATCTATATGCCAATCATAAAATCCACCTTCAGGATATTCTGTATATTGTGCAGGTTCTGTTAAAGTCATTCCATCAAATCCAAAATGATTTCTATTTGTTTTCTGCATTAATTTTTCTATGTCTTTATACATATCCAACATTTTCTTAAATGGAATCCAGCTGATATGTGAGGTTCTAGTTTTAGTATCAACCGTACCACCTGATCCACCGCCCACTTGTCCAGTTTGTTTAGGCTCTGATCTTCCTGCTTCTATAATCATTTTACATTGTTCAGGTGTAAATATTGGCCCCGTTGTTTCAACTACATACGATTTCCATTTAGGTTCAGTTATTATCATATTGCTCCTCTATTTTTAATTGGATCAAACTGTACATCACAGTTTGCAGCTAACGTTCTTCTTGTCTCTAAAGTTCCATTGAATGGATATACACAGTGTCTCATATCATATGGAAATACATAAAAATCTCTTAAATTCATTGGGGGTTGATAATCTATTTTTGCAAACTGACCATTAGCTGCACCTAGTATTTGAAGTCTTCCATTTTGTGGAATTTGGTCATTTGAATATTCTCGACCATAGGTTGATGGTAATTTTAAAACCATTACTGATGATAGACCTGTAAATAAAGTTCCTCTATGAATGTGTGCAGGATTATACTCGTGCTGTTTCATTTCATTCACCCATATAGAATTTAAATGGAGTTCATAATCTCTAATTTTATTAAAAGCTAAATAATGTTTAAATATTTCTAAAAAATAATTAGTGACATCTCTTGGTAATATATTATGTCTTTTTACCTTAGACTCATCATTACCATTATAAAACAATGAATGTTCATTTTGTATTTTACCAACTAATTGTTTATTAGCAGGATGTAGATTATGAAAATTACTTTCATAAATATGGTTAATCGAATGAAAAATATCTAATGGTACTTGATACTTTAATATTGATTGACCTAGAAATACAAAATCAAAATTCATTAGAATGTAATATGTCCATATGCATCTACTATACTTTTTGGTATCATAGATTTATAAAGATTGTCTTCCTTTCTTACTTCTGTTCGTATCATATGTAAATTATTTCCAAGCTCTTTATCGTCATAGCCTATACCATTTAATTTAAATTGTTTCAAGTTTGAAAACTGATGTGGATATAAAGGCTCGTCTAAAAACTGATATAAATTGTTAATAGTTTGTTGTGGATTTTTAACTAAATCATCATACTTAATAAAATGACAAATATTTTCATATTTAAAGTGTTTTAGATTTTTAAATCTAAATGCATTTTGTATAGCTTTTAATTCTTTAGCAATAACACCATTATCCTGCATTAAAACCCATAATTTTTCTTCTATATTTTTTCCATATTGATTTGGATATGCAGTGGGTTCATTCTCAAACCATTTAACAAAAGAGGCTAATACATCCATTAAATCTCTTAACAAAACAATTACTTTAAACCGATTGCCAAAATGTTGTTCCATAACATTCATATTACCTGGTGTAGTCACAGGGCCTCTATCAACAATAATTTTTTGAGGCCAGTCTTTATAGTAATTATCAAAAACTGTATTTAATACATTGTTTAATGATTTATGATCTGGATAATTTTTAAATACATCGGTTTTTTTTAATAGAAATAATTCTTTCATTATCTCTAATGTCATCGAATTAGCAGTTGCAGCTATGTCTGGATTTTGATTTAAGATTGATGCGAGTAAAGTATTTCCAGATCTAGGTAGTGCTACAAGAAAAAATAATTTACGTTTTTGGTTTCCCATCTTGAGTTAATTTCTCTTGCTCTTTATAACTACTTTCTAATTCACCTGATTTCTTAATTCTTTGAAGAGATTGTAACTGACCTAAGATATTAAACTTCTCAGACTCTGATGAATGCTCATTAAGTGTTTTAGCTTTCTCAAAGTATTGTAATCCATACGATTCTAATTGATGTTGGTTTACATCTTTATCATTAAACGATCCATCATTAAATTCTTTTTTCAATTTAGACCACATTTTGATTTCTCGCATTCTATGTTTTGCAACTTTTTCCATAGATGCTTTAGCAAATCTACATTCATCTAAATCTATTTCGTATTTAGTTCTTTTATATTCATCTTCTTCTTTATCTATTTTCTTTTCTAACCAAGTAATTTTTGCTTCATTTCTTCTATAATCAAATGACAACGTCATAAGGTTATCTAGATAAGAAGATTGTTCTCTAACACACTGCCAGTATTTTGCAGCTTTAGTTGGGTATCGATTGTCTTGAAGTACCGAAAATCTTGCTTCGGTTTCTGTTCGAAACATTTGTTTTTTAGTCCAAGTGTCTCTTAACTCATCAACCATACCTTTAAAATCTTGCAGGTCTTTTGGTTCTAATAAATTATTTAAATGAATTTCTTCTTTTTGAATAATATCTTTTACGTCTTTTTTATTAGTCATCTTTAATCCTTTATGTTTTGTATTTATATATCTTATTTAAAAGATATTACAAGGCTTAACTGTCTGTGAAAGTAACAGTTAATGGAGATCCTGCTCCTGTCCATTCTTCGGTAGTAGCTGCATAAGCAGGGCCTACTCCACCAAAAACTAAAGCTGCTGCAGTTGTTCCAGTTGCTCCTTGATTAGCTCTTCCAGAACTTCTAGACAGATCAGTTGTTTCTGTCCAAGATGTTCCATCCCATTCTTCAACGTTTGCTATATATGCAGGAGTAGCACCACCAGCACATAATGCTGAAGTACTATCAGTTCCTATGCAATTTGCTGCATCTCTTCTTGCCGTATTTAAATCGTTTACTTCAGTCCAAGAAGAACCATTCCAAGATTCAGTTAAAGTAACTTGAGTACCAGGCCCTGGAGTAGCACCACCAAAAGCTACCAAATTAGTGTTTGGCCCATTACCCACTAAACTTTGTCGACCAGAATTTAAATCTGAAACTTCAGTCCAAGCTGAACCATTCCAAGACTCTGTAACTGTTTGACTTGGGTTTCCACCAAATGCTAATGCAGCTGTATTAGTTGTTCCAGCTCCACCTACTTCATATCTACCAGTATTTAAATCTGCAACCTCCGTCCAACTACTTCCATTCCAAGATTCTGTTGCACCTGTTGTTGGTGGAGTATTTCCACCAAAAGCTAAAGCTGCAGTTTGTGTTCCAGCTCCACCTAAAAAACCTCTAGCAGTATTTAAGTCTGCGACTTCAGTCCAGTTAGTTCCATTATAGGATTCTGTTAAAGACCTAAATGAAGAAGGAGCATAACCTCCAAAACCTAAAGCTGTATCATATGTTCCAGCTGATCCCACAGCAGCTCTACCTGTATTCATATCATTTCCAGTCGCCCACGCTCCAGCAGTCGTAGCCGCTGCACCCTTAACCACATTATCCGTTGAGTTATACCAAACTTGTCCTTGAACAGAATTTGCTGGATCCGATGCTAAGACCTCAATATTAGTTCCAAAAATTTCTTTATATGTTGCCATAATTAACTCGATGTTATTGTTTTAACTGTAAATGCAGGTTTTGTCCATTCTTCGGTTGCTGATGATACAGCAGGTGATAAACCACCAAAAGCCAAAGCAGAAGCGGATGTACCGGCTCCACTTAAAAAACCTCTTGCAGTCGATAAATCTGATGTTTCTGTCCAAGATGTACCATTCCATTCTTCTGTTACAGTAGAAACGGAAGGAGTTCTCCCTCCAAACGCTATTCCAGAAGTATTATCTACTCCAGTAGATGCCAGTCCATCTCTAGCTGTATTTAGATCTGTAACCTCAGTCCAACTGGTACCATTCCAAGATTCTACAACTGCTGTTATAGGTGGTGTTTCTCCACCAACACATAACGCATTTGTGTTACTTAAACCAAATCCAGATGTATTTACTCTTGATGTATTTAAATCTGCTAATTCAGTCCACGCTGTTCCATTGTAAGATTCTGTTTCACCAGTTGGCCCTGATCCACCAAACGCTAAAGCTGATGTGTTAGTACCTCCTCCTTGAAGTGATTGTGTATTACTTCTATTTAAAGTAGCTGGGACAGTTGTCCAACTTGTACCATTCCAAGATTCAGTTGCACCAGTATTTCCTGGTTGTAAACCTCCACCAAAAGCTAATGCTGCTGTTTCTGTTCCAGCTCCTGCAAGAGCCTCTCTTGCTGTGTTTAAATTATTAACTTCTGTCCAACTTGAGCCGTCATATAATTCAGTTCCATCAAATATTTCTGGTGTACCTCCAGGATTACCACCAAAGGCTAATGCAGCTGTATTATCAGTTCCTGCTTGTCCTAAATTATATCTCGCAGTATTCATAGATCCACCCGTAGACCAAGCCCCGACTGGGATACCTGAATTAAATTCTTCAGTTGCTGATGATACAGTTCCCCCTACTCTTCCTCCAGTTGCTAATGCAGCTGCTTGAGTTCCTGATCCTGAAGGATATTCTCTACCTGTAGCCATATCTACAATTTCAGTCCAACTAGTACCATCCCAAGATTCTGTTACTGATAAGTTAGGTGACGCACCTCCAAAAGCTAAACTTGCAGTATTGCTAGTCCCAGCAGCACCTAAAGATTGTCTTGCAGTATTTAAATCTGCCACCTCAGTCCAGCTAGTTCCATTCCAAGATTCTGTTTCTCCTGTAGAAGCAGGAACAGCATTATCTCCACCAAAAGCTAATGCAGAGCCTGGAACACCTGCACCTCTTAATCCATATCGTGCAGTGTTTAAGTCATTTACTTCTGTCCAAGCTGAACCATTCCAAGATTCTGTTTGTGCTCTACGAGTGATACCTGGAGTGGTATTACCTCCAAAAACTAATGCTGATGTATTATCAGGTGCTAATCCTCCAAATCTGTATCTAGCAGTTCCTAAGTCTGCAACTTCTGTAAAGGCTGTTCCATTCCAAGATTCTGTAAGAGTTCTTACTCCAGGAGCTGGTGGGCTATAACCTCCTGCACCTATAGCAGATGTCTGTGTTCCACCTCCTGCCATACCTTGTCTAGCACTATTCATTGTTGCAGGAAGAGTTGTCCAAGAGGATCCATCATAAGATTCGACTGCTGCTGTATAAGAAGGAGTAACTCCACCAAAAAATAAACCTGCAGTTTGTGTACCTGCACTTTGACCTGATCTTCTAGCAGTATTTAAATTCCCACCCGTGCTCCAAGCAGACGTAGTGGTAGGATACTGAAACTTCATTGTCTGTGAAGTCTCGTTATACCACACCTGTCCTGTAATCGGATTATCAGGATCCGTTGTATAGTTCTGGATCTTAGTCCCGTGTATGCCTTTATATTCAGCCATTTAAAATTTATTCTCCCAATGTTATGTCTGTAGGTCTTGTGTTATTCTCTACAGCTGGTGCTTTTTCAGCATCAGGTAAAGCGTCCCACGCAGCTTGTGCTGCTTGAACCTCAGCATCAACAATAGCTTGTGCCTCGTCTCTTGTTTTAACAACTCCAGCAACTTTAGCAATCCATAAATTAGCGTGCTTATTGTATGCAGGAACTTGCCAAACATTTCCAGGGAAGCTTTGAAAAGTGATTCTAAAAGACTCATCGTGATTGATGAATCCTTTTCCCCAGTTTTCTGCTACACAGTATTGATATGTTTTTGCCATAGTTTCCTCCTTATTAATTTTAACTTGTTGTTATTGTTTTAACAGTATTTGATGGATTATTCCACTCTTCTGTTGCTGTTAAAGATGTTCCAGGGTTTGTTCCACCGCCAAATGATAATCCAGCTGTTGTTGTTCCAGCTCCAGCAGGTCTTTGTCGACCTGAAGATAAATCTGCAACCTCTGTCCAACTTGCTCCATTCCACTCTTCTGTAACAGCTTGATCTCCACCAGGTCCATAACCACCAAATGCTAAAACTGCTGTATTACTAGCTCCAGCTGATCCAGCTCCACTTCTTGCAGTGTTTAAGTCATTTACTTCTGTCCACGAAGTTCCATTCCAACTTTCTGTTATACCTACGTTAGCAGTTCCACCTTGTACGTATCCTCCAGAACCTAAAGCTGATGTAGAAGTTCCTGAACCAGGTAAATTATTTCTTGCAGTGTTTAAATCTGCAACTTCAGTCCAGCTAGTGCCATTCCAAAGTTCTGTTAAAGCAAAATTAGCTGTTCCTGGATCTTCTCCACCAAAAGCTAAACATGCTGTATTATTAGCACCACAACCAGCTACAAGTTGTCTTGCTTGATTTAAATCATTAACTTCTGTCCAAGCAGATCCATTCCAAGATTCTGTTACTGCTGTAATAGTTGGTGTTGAACCTCCAAATGTTAAGGCAGCTGTAGAGGTTCCACCTCCAGCCCCTTTTGCTCTTGCAGTATTTAAGTCATTTAGTTCAGTCCAAGAAGTTCCATCGTATAATTCAGTTTGACCTGTTTTAGTATTTGATGGTGGAATTTCTCCACCTATAGATAATGCAGCTGTTTGAGCTGTACCAACACCTACCATATTTTGTTTTTGTGTATTCAAACTTCCACCTGTAGACCAAGCACCTACTGGCTGGCCTGCACCTAACCATTCTTCGGTTGCGGCTGTAAGAGCAGTTCCATTATAACCTGCGAAAGCTAAACCAGATGTAGATGTTCCTCCTCCAGCAAGAAACATTCTTGCTGTGCTTAAATCTGTGTCCTCACTCCAACTCGTACCATTCCATATTTCAGTTACGGCTTGTACAGATGGATTTCTACCACCAAAAGCTAAAGCAGCAGTTGAACTACCAAAACCTCCGAGTCCATCTCTTGCTGTGTTCAAATCATTTACTTCTGTCCAACTGGTTCCATTCCAAGATTCTGTTTCACCTGTTGTTGATGGAGTTTGACCACCAAATGCAAGTGCAGTAGTATTATCATCTCCACTTCCAGCCAAAAATCTTCTAGCAGTATTCATAGTTGCTGGATTTGTTGTCCAGCTAGTTCCATTCCAAGATTCTGTTACACCTGTTAAACCTGGAGGATTTTCACCTCCAAAAGCTAAAGCGGAAGTTTGTGATCCTGCTCCTGCTAAACCTGATCGTGCAGTGTTTAAATCATTGACTTCAGTCCAACTAGTTCCATTCCAAGACTCTGTTTCACTTATTGGAGTATTACCTCCTGTTAATTGTCCTCCTATAGTTATCGCTGCACCTTGATTTCCTGCTGCTGCCATATAAGCTTTTCCAGTATTTAAATCATTTACTTCTGTCCAACTTGCCCCATTATAAGATTCCGTTGCAGCTATATTATTAAAACCTGGAGGCGGTTGATAACCTCCAAATCCAAGGCCTGCGTCTTGTGTGCCTTGAACAGCTCCTCCAAGAATATATCTTGCAGTATTCATATTTCCACCCGTACTCCAAGCCCCAGCTGAAGTCACATTAGGATATTGATACTTGAATGAAGCTGCAGTGCTATCGTACCATAATTGTCCTTCGACAACTCCTGATAAAGTACCAGCAGCGTTTTGAACCGCAGTTCCAACTTCTTTCTTATAAGTGGACATATTACTTAGCCTTTAACAACCAACCTTGAGTTCCATCTGTATAGACCAAAGTATTGGCTGCCCTTTCCACTGAAACTGTTAAGTCGGCTGCAGAGCCTTGTATATTTTCTGAATTTCTTCCGATTGTTAAATTATTTGTATCGAATGTTCCTGCGTAATCCACGAATGATACTTCATCACCTAAAGTTGGTGAAGCAGGTAGTGTCATTGTAATAGCGCCACTTGTTGTATTTATAAAATATCCTTCACCTGCAACTGCTGTAAACGCAGTTGTTTTAACTGCTTGCCAAGATGTACCACCAGAATTATCTGTAAATGATAAATTTCCAGAACCATCTGTAACTAAAATTTGATCTGCACTTCCTGTAGCAACAGGGAGTGTTAATGTGTAAGCTGTATCGCCTGTGATAGTTGTAGGTGCTTTTAAACCAACATATGCACTTCCAGCATTATCTCCTAATCTTATTGCACCTTCTGCATCAATTGTAACGTTAGTTCCATCCCAAGTTAAATTTGCAGAACCACCAAAAGAAGTTCCACCTGAGTTAAATTGAATTTGTGTATCAGATCCACCTGGAGGGGAAGCTAAAGTAATTTCGTTTATATTAGTTCCATCTGAATATAAAAATTTAAATCCTGTTGATGTAAAATCTACACCTGTTCCAGATGCAGTTTTAAATGTAACTGTTTGAGAACCAGTTGTTGCATTTTCTACAATGTATAATTTTTCTACTGAGTCTGGTACGGTTACAGTTGATGTACCTGTTAGTGCACCTGTTAATTTTATTACGATATTTCTTGCAACAGATGTTGAAGTTGATCCATCTGTAATTGTTAAAGCTGTTGTACCACCATCAGTTACTGCTTGCGCTACATAACCTGCAATAGCTTGTTGAATAATATCTAAGTTTGTATTTGTTTTAGTTCCCCATGTACCGGCATTTTCGCCAGTTGCCATAAGTTCTATACCTAGTTCATTGTAGGTTGATGCCATAAATTTTATCTCCTATGCAGCGTCACTATAACTTGTATTTGATCCAGTTGCAACATTAGAATAACTTGTATTTGATCCTGTTGAAACTCCACTATAGTTGGTATTTGAGCCTGTGTCAACATCCTGATAATGTATAATAAAAGGAGCACCTACGGACGCTGTTATTTCAAATCCTTGTAATCCAACAACTTGATCCTCAACACTTATTGATCCTACACTAGAGCTGAAAGAAACTCCTGTTAGACCCATTACTTGATCTGCTGGATCAATACTTCCAACTGTAGATGTAACAGATTGACCTTCTAAATTAACGACTGATGAACCTAATCCAACAAGTTGACCTAAAGTAAACTCTGATTCTTGACCCTGTAATGTTACAGAGTTGTTTGGTGCAATTGCTGTACCTTGTTCAGAAGTTATTTCTAACCCGGTTGGTTCGACAACCGTTACCACATCTATTGTAGGGGTACCTAAAGCTGATGTAAATTCAACTCCGGTTAATGATACATCTTCGTTTGGTGCGACAGCTGTACCTTGTTCTACATTAAATTCTAAACCTGTCAGACCCATAACTTGATCTGCAGGAGTAATAACTCCTAATGCACTTGCAACTTCTTGACCTATTAGTTCAACACCTACTCCTATTTCAGTTGTAAGTGATCCAACATTTCCTGTAAACGAAACACCTGAAGGTAAAACATCTGCATTAGCAGTAATAGTTAATGATCCAACATTAGATGTAGTTTCAACTCCAACTAAATCAACAACACCTGTACCAGTGACAGTTATTGATCCAACATTTGAAGATATTGATTGACCGGTTAATGTAACCGTTTCGTCTGCGAGATTTCCCCATTCACCAGTGCCCCAGGATTTTGCACCCCAACCTGTAGCTAAAGTTTGGTCTTCACCCCAGTAGGCTTGGCCCCAGGTAAATCGACCCCATCCCGACATGGGTTACTCCTATGCTAATCTTAGGATTGCGTTACTAGCGTCTGCTGTAGGAAATTGAATTGTGAAAGTTCCGTTAGTTGCAGTCTTGTCACCACCGAATGCTATTACACAAACCGCTTCAGTAGTACCTGTACCACCATCCGTTGTTGTGTTGTAAATTAAAGCACCGTTTGCAGTAAAAGAAGCTGATGAATAAGAAACATCATCAAAGTCTGTAAATGCAGTTGTACCCGATAAAGATACTCCAGCATTAGTTAATGTAGCACCACCTGCAACATAAGCAGATCCTGCATCATTTGTAATTTCATTTGTTGCTGAGTAATCAGTTGTTGCTGCACCTAAAGTTGCTGAACTTGTATAAAGTGCAATTTTAAAAGTGTCTCCACCTGATGAATCAAAATCGTGTTTACCTTGTAAAAGTTCTTGTTTAAAACTTGAACAAACTGCTGATGTAATTGCCATAATTTTTTTCTCCTATTACGGTGACGGTGAAGAAATTGGAATACGTACAGTACCATCTGTGTAATCGTCTCTTTTACGTCTACCAAGTTGCTCTCCCGCAAACTTTTGTACTTCCTGTGTATACTTATTTTCGTATAATGTCAACATATCCATTGGACCTTTTAAATATCCATATGCTTCTACTAAACATGCATATAATAAGCCATTAGGAAAATATTGACTAATATAAGTTGTTGTGTTTCCGCTAGATAATCCATCAGGAATAGCTTCATAGTGTATTTTGAATACATAAGTATCGTCTGGAGCAGGAGCTAAAAATAGTCTTCCTGATGTAGTATCGGTTACCCCAGTTGCTCCACCAAACATAGCATAGTATTTTGGAAAACCTGTAGCGGTTTCTGCGGGTGCAAATTCTTGTAAATATGATTCATCTTTCTTTTCTAACCAAGAATTAGTTCCTGTAGATACAGAAGTTGAATTATAAACTTGTACACCTTTTACAAATAAAGTTTTAGCCGGCACGTTTATTGTTGTTTGACCAGTAACTAAATTACCAATTGATTGTTTTTTATACGCATCAATAGGCACATCTCTTAAAATTCTAAATTCAGCATTTTCAATAATTTCATCTGTAACAGTAGAAGTTAAAACATTACTATCTACTTCAGTGTAATTTTGAATTGCAGTTGTTAATGTTGCGTATGTAAATCCAGTCATTATTTAACTATCTCCTGACAAGCTTTGCAAGATTTTTTGTATCTTGTATGCTCAATACAATGTTTTGGTTTTACTTCCTCATACAAAACTAAATGAGGATCCTGTCTTTCAGGTTTAAATATATTTCTAATCCAATTTAAAAAATGTGTTATCATGCTTGTATTGTTACAGGTCCTACTGAACACCCATAACCTCCTCCTTTTATATTACCACTTGTAGCAGTATCTGTATCAACTGTAAAATAGAAAAAATTTGTTGCTAAATAATCCGTTGATGCATCTCTTGCACCATTTATATATTGTCCTGTTCTAATTGTATAGCCTGCAGCGTTTGCAATATTTGCTCCTGTAATCCCATCAAAGTCATTAGGATCTGCGTAGTCTCCTGAAATTGTTGAAGGTCCTCTAAATACATAAACTGTTGAATCAGTTAAACCATGACCGGGAGCATAAACATTTATAATTGATGAGCCAGCTTGATAAGTTGTAAATGGATTTTCTGGTAACATGACCGTGGTGCTTGGTTCTGTTCTCGCTATTCTTACTTGTGGTAAAGCTATTCCATCTGCTCCGTGTGGTTTAGGTTCTAATTGTGGTTGCTTAGGCTCGAACTCAGAAACATGGACCAAGGAACCATTCCATTCTTTAACCATTTCTTGATATGGAAATTCCATTCCTGATCTATCAGAAATTGCTCTTGCGTATTTACCTGATGCGAATTTTGCCATTATGTTCCTGGGTAATAAACTTTAGGTGTTATAAAAGTACTAGAATCAGAACCATCTTCTTGTAAGGCTCTTTGAAATTCATCTTCGTATACAAGTTTCATAGGTTGCATTAATTGCGGATTAATTTTCATAGATAAATAATAAGCTAATCCAGCTACCATACATGCAACAAATCTAAATGGTACATCGGTTGCATTAGTATAATCTCCGACGTCTTGTATTCTATTTATATAATACATGTGCATATAATTTGATGCATTTGTAGAATCGGGGGTTGGATAAATATGTACTCTTACTTTATCAATAAATCTTTCAACCCAATATTGATTAGGTGTCCCTTGTGATAATTTATTTGAAAAATTAGCATAATCAGATCTAGCCACTTTAACCATTGGTGAATCAGATTGATTTGTAGTATTGTAATTTTGTCTTAATTGAGCTTCCAAAATATCTGACATTCCATAAATACCATTTGTTGGAGCTGTAGTTGCACTAGTTCCATCACTACTTGCTCTAAAAAAATCATATTCAGCTTGTCCTTGAACAAGGACAATATTAGTATCTGCTATTTCCCAATAATGAATACCTCTATTACCCCATTCTTGAAGCATAATATTTAAAGATCTTCTGGCCATTCTTAATTGATTACCAGAAACTCCTTGTACGCCAAGTCGTTCGTAAGCCTCTTCTATTATTTCATCAATAGAAAAAGTTTTGTCGAACGTAGTTGTTCCAGAGGTAGTATTAGCCATTTATCCTCCTAAGCTGATAAACTAGGACCAGAATATTTATCTGTTAATAATGTATAAGCTGCAATGTTTGTTTTAGTTTTACAATAAATTCCTTTTGGAAATAAAATTCCATCTTCTGGAAAAGATAAATTAATTACATCTCCGTTTGGAACATCACCAATAAATAATGTAGTTCCTGAATTTGAAGTAGTTGTAAGTTCTAAAACACCTGCACCAACACCATCAGAAGCAATTATAATACCTCTTAGTCTTATTGGTTGTGCAACAATTGCAGTAGCACCTGCTGCTGCAGTTGATCTTGTAGCTTGTATATCACCTTTTGATGCCATAAGTTTTTCTCCTTAAATTTTTATGTGGGCCCGAAGGCCCACAAGAATTATTTATTAACTAGCGTCTGAAGAACCAGCAACACCGATGAACTTAAGTACAACAGTTGCACCAGTTGCTCCTGGGTCACCACTTAATACAACTTCA